GGCGTTAAACTCCATTGCCGACACCCTTCGTACCATCCTTTCGAGAAGGGGCTGTGACAAGGATAAGATAACATCGCTGATGAAGGATGAAACCTGGTTTTCCGCATTGGAAGCACAGTCGGCGGGCCTGTGCGATGATGTGGTCACGACTCCCCGCAAGGAGGAATTAAGCAATCTATCCGTTCCGGAACTTTTGAGCCGGATCAATAACGAATATCAATCATCTAATAAAAAGACAAACATGAAAGAAATTGCAAAAGCTCTCGGCCTTCCGGAGGATGCAAGCCAGCAGCAGATACTGGATGCCATTGCTGAAAAAAAGAAGACGGCAAACGAAACGAGGGATGCCCTTATCGGACAATTGCTCTCTTTGGGTAAAAAGAACGGGACAGTAACGGACAAGAATGAAGACCGGATGAAGCGGCTGGCCAATGCCGATTTCGAGTTATTCGCGGAAATGATATCCGATGTTCAGGACAAAGAGGTAGACAAACAAACAGAAGAGGACGGGGAACTTACCCGTAAATCTGCCGGACAAACGGAAAACCGCCGGCTAAGTGATGTCCTCGATCGTGTGGGTAAAAAGGAGAAAAAAGGCGGAAACGACAGCCATGACTGGGATTGGTACCAAAAGCACAATCCGGATGCCCTGCTTAAAATGGAACGGGAAGAACCGGAACGTTTCAACCGCCTGCTCAACGAATATGAATCTTCAATCGCATAAAAGTTATGAACACGGAATTACAGAATCCAATCGTAAAGTGGCCCTTCGGTAAGGCAGACGTTGTCAGTTTGACGGCCACAGGAAATCAGGCTGTCGATATTTATAACAACCTGACAATCGTAGATGGTGCAAGCGTCATCGCAACCGGGGCACGCACCCTTAATCTTGCGATCAGCAAGGACGTGGAACCGGGTGCCCGCCTTGTCGTGAAAACAAGGACGACCTCCACGGAAAGCCTTACTCCCGGAGAAGGTATGGCAGGCAAAGCGACTGCCGGTGTTGCCGGCAAAACAAAAGTTGCCGAATATGTGTATGATGGTGAAAAATTTATCCAAACGGCCGATGCCGTACAAATCGATTAGAATATGGCAGAAATAAGAACGACACTTTATTCGAGCGAACTACAAAAGCTCATTTTCCCGGACAATAGTTTTTATAAGAAGTCTATTGGTGAGACCGGGGTGGCTGATAAAACCGAACAGGTGGAAAAGCCTGTACAGACAAAGATCAGCAAAGCGAAAGAGGGTAAACCCAGTTCTTTGCCCTTGTCTGTTGAAACGTCAACGGACAGCACGAAAAAGTACAATACGACATTAATCTATTGCGCTCCCCTGCTTATCGACTCGCAGTCCGAATTGCTTGTCAACTACAACAAACGTCAAACCAAGCAGGAACAACAGGCTGCGGAGATCAACACGAAAGTCGCCGCTTATACGATGGAACACTGGTGTCCCAAATTGGAAGCGAACATTCTGAAAACGACAGGAAGCGCACGTCCGTCAAACGTGATGGGGTTCACTTCGCAAAGAAAGGCCCTGACGAAAGAGGACCTTCTGAAGGTTCTTAACCTGATGATGCGAATGGGCGTTTCCGGAATGGGAGGCAATTGGTACGGCATGGTGACGGCTGACATGTACACCGACTTGCTCGCCATACCCGAATTTGTCGATTATTACAAGACGGGGAATGAATCCCGGCTGAAGGAAGGGGTTATCGGACGCATCCTTGGCATCGACATCTTCCAGCGTTCAACGGAAGAAGGGCACAATGGCTTATTGTACAACGGAAAAACTCCTTTAAGGGGAGATGCGGATGTGAAGGATTCCTTGCTTTCAGGGGCCTTGTTCTGGAACGACAAGATGGTCTGCCGTGCAGAAGGAAGACTCAGAACGATCATTAATGCGGAAGCTCCCGGTTATTTGGGCGGCACGATCATCGAGTCGTTCACCCGTTACGGAGCCGACATCATTCGTGACGATCAGAAGGGTGTGATTGCATTGTTGGAAGACAAGGCATGATTGTCCACTGAAGGCTTCAGGCATGAAAGTGTTTGAGGCTTTCGGTATCTTTTATTAATCACTAAATAAAGAAGACGATGGCAAGAGATAATGGAGAACCGTTGGATGGCAGGAACCTGATGCTGTATATCAACACTGCGGAGACGAACGAATCTCCGGTATGGCAGGCGCAGGCATTGGCTACCAGTCATACGATCACGTATAATACGGAAACAAAAGAAAGGTTGACAAAGGACTCTCCCGGAGGTAACCCGGAGAAGAGGATCACTTCAGTCACAGTTACGATCAAGGCCGATGCGCTCCGGGCTTTTGGCGACAAGGATAAAAAGTTGCTGCTGAAAACCATGAAGGAGAAGAAGAATGTCCTGTTAAAATATGGTTTCGCGGAAGCGGACGAACAAGAAGGGGACGATTACGAGGAAGGGGAGTTCGTTATAGACTCTTTGGAAGAGACATCACAGGCCGGTGAGGATGTGACGTACAGTGCACAATTTTCATCAAGCGGGGATGTGCAGACCAAACAAGTCGCATCCTAATAAATTGTATCATGACAATGGGAAAACATTCAATTTCAATCAATAATACGGAATATCCCTGCCGGCTGACCATGGGGGCCATGCTGGAATTCAAACGAAGAACCGGGCAGGAGGTTACCGAGATGAAGGGTACGGATATCGCTCTGGTCATTATGTTGATCTTCTGTTGCCTGGTCTCTTCCTGTAGGGCAGACGGCGTGGAACTGCCGTTCAAGGACGAGATGGATATGGCCGACCACATGTCACCTGAAGATCTTTCAGGATGGCAAAGCGAAAACTTTCAGGCGCAAGCGGCCTCTTGTGAGACGGAAAAGGCACAATCTAAAAAAAAAGGATAACCATCCTGGAACTGCTTGGGCTGGCTGTAGGCCGTATAGGCATGAGCCGGACGGATTTCCTACAGCTGACCCCCGAAGAATTCAGCGAGATAGCCGGGCAGTGGAACCAAAATGAAACGGTCTTTTTCCGCAGTAGTTGGGAACAGACCCGGTTTATGGCACATTGCATATTGACTCCATTTTCAAAAAAGAAACTGAATCCGACAGATATTGTCCGGTTTGATTGGGAAAAGGAAAAACAGGAAAATAAACAGGTAAAAATAGCAACGAGAGAAGATTTCGAACGTGTAAAAAAGGAATATGGCGGATAGAGGTATTACATATGACATATTGCTTCGGATGCGGGACCAGGTTTCCGGTGTTTCCAAAACGATTGACAAGGAGTTGAAGGTTGTCAAACAATCTGCCGATCAGGTAGTCGGCAGTCTGAATGGCATCTCCGGTCGGCTGTCTGCTGTTTCCAATTCATCTGTGGGTAACGTGAAGAATATTTCCAATGTTGTCGATAACTTGAAAAGACAATACCAAAGCTTGGGGAAAGAGGCGGCTACGGC